TGCTCAAGCCGAACGCTCCCGCACCGCAGCTCGCTGGAGTTGGTCAGCCGATCGCGAAGCCTGCTCAGGGTGTTCAGTCCATGGTCGAGCGCGTCGCATCTCGTATGACGCCGCCTCCGGCCGCCGCGCGCTCCGCGGTATCGCTCCCGGGCGCTCATCTATTTTCGAAGCCGGGCGCAGTCAAGCCCCCAGGTAAGTAGTTCAGGGCTCGACGAGATCGAGTCCTAATCTTCACGGTCAGGAGACACTGAGAAATGGCACAGTCGTACGTCACCGACGCAGGTGTTCTGGTAATCCCGGGCGCGTATCCGACGGTCAAGGTCCAGGCCGGCGCCTCGGGTCTCTCGACCACGGGCGTCATCATGCTTGTTGGTGAGGCCGATGGCGGCCCCGACTTCACGCTCGAAGCAGATCTGACCCTCAACTCGTTCGGTCCCGATCAGCAGGCGGACGTCGTCGCGAAGTACAAGAGCGGTCCGCTCGTCGACGCATTCCGCGCGGCGGCTCAGCCGGCAAACGATCCGGACATCGTCGGCGCACCCAACCGCTTCATCATCGTGAAGACGAACCCGTCGACGCGCGCAACCGCCATCCTGTCGAAGGTCGGCGGCGGCACCTACGCCACGCTCACCGACAAGGGCTACGGCTCGCTCGGCAACCTGATCTACTTCAACGTGACGCAGAAGACGGCCGAGGTCCTTCCGACCACGGGCGCCTTCACGTACATCCCGCCTGTCGGAACGGTGGGCTTCGGCGCACGTGTGAATGGCGGCGCGGAAGTTTCGCGCACGGGTGTGGCAAACGAGACGCCCACCGCATTCGTCGCAGGCGTGGCAGGCCTCACGGGCCTCGCCGCAACGGGCGGCGTGAACCGCGCCGCGCTGTCCTCGACGCACGGCCAGCTCGCCGTCGGCGGCATTGTGGGCAACAGCGCCGTCTTCACGCTCAGCGTGATCGCGAACTGGGACACCACGCCCACTGTGGGCGACACCCTCGTCATCCCGGCAGCCAGCGCAATCGCAGGCGCGGGCAACGCCAACGTCGGCGCATACGTGATCACGGCCGTCAGCGCGCTGACGATCACTGCAACCAAGCTCAGCGACGCGGCCAAGCCCGGCGCCGTCATCGGCACCATCACGGCTCCGCTCACGGTCGCGGCCACCAACGTCATCGGCGCGAACGCGGACCTCGTCGCCTACTCGCCGGTCACCGTCACGCTTTCGAGCGCAACCCTCATCGATGGCGTCGGCAAGAGCCTCGAAATCAACCAGCTCACGGGCGGCACCGACCTGCTCGCGCGCGCGGCCTTCGTTCTCGGCACGACCACCGCGGTCACCTGGGTCTCGAAGACCGGCGCCCCGGCGCTTCTCACCAGCGCGGCAGAATACGCCGTCACGCTGAACGACAACCGCCAGGTCGACAACGTCCAGGAGCAGCTCTCCGCAGGCGGCAAGATCGTGCTGAAGCTCGGCTACACCGGCACGTCGTGCGGCGTGGTCGTGGGTCCTCTCACGATGGTTCTCACGCCCGTGGGCGGCGCGAGCGCCGGCATCACCATCACGCTCAACCTCAAGGACTACCCGACGGTCGCCGATCTGGCGAACTACATCAACGCGCAGGCAGGCTTCACGTGCGCGGTCGGCACCACCACGCTCGGCCAGTTCTCCCCTCTCGGCATCGACGAGGGCACGTTCTCGTGCGGCAGTGACTTCGGCGCCCAGACGCTGCGCCTGAAGAATGACGCCACCTCGTTCTACACGGTGGTGACGCAGAACAGCGCGCTCGTCACGCTGCTCGCCGTCCCGCCCTCGGGCATTCCGGCTGTTGCAGCCACGAATGCCTACCTGGCAGGCGGCACCCGCGGCGCGACCACGGACGCGATCTACAACGCCGGCATCGACGCGCTGGAAGGCGTCAAGGGCAACTTCGTGGTTCCGCTCTTCTCGCGCGACGCCACGCTCGACATCACCGACGGCCTGACGGCAAGCACCTCGACGTACACCATCGCCAACATCCAGGCGTACGCCAAGACGCACTGCCTGAAGATGAGCACGCTGAAGCGCCGTCGCAATCGCCAGGCGTTCCTCGCCCAGCGCGACACCATCGCGAACGACTACAACGCGTCGGCCACGCTCGCCTCGGCACGCTGCGCGCTCGCCATCCAGGATCAGAAGATCGTGGGCTCGAACGGCATCGTCCAGGGTCAGCCGCACATGGGCGCTGCGCTCGCGGCAGGCATGCAGGCAGCGGGCTTCTACCGCTCGGTCACCAACAAGGGGATCAACTGCAACGGCGTCCTCCAGGCCGCTGGCGACTTCAAGGACTCGAACGACACCGACCTGGAGAACGCACTGCTGAACGGCCTCCTGATCGCGCGCAAGAGCGATGACGGTGGCTTCAAGTGGGTGAGCGATCAGACGACGTACTCGAAGGACAACAACTTCGTGTACAACTCGATCCAGGCCGTCTACGTGCTGGACGTCATCGCTCTCACGACGGCTCAGCGCATGGAGCGCGCGTTCGTCGGCCAGTCGGTCGCGGACGTCTCCGCAGCGCTCGCCCTGGCGGCCCTCGAAAGCATCATGGCGGATTTCCTCCGTCTGAAGCTGATCGCGTTCTCCGATGACGCACCGAAGGGCTTCAAGAACGCCAGCATCAAGATCAGCGGCACGACCATGGTCGTCTCCGTCGAAGTCAAGCTCGCGGGCGCCATCTACTTCGTGCCCATCAACTTCCTGGTCTCGCAGGTCACCCAGGCGGCGGCGTAAGCCGAGTCGCAATCTTCAGGTAAAGGACAACAATGCCACCGAAGGTAATGCACGGCGCGCGCGCCAAGGTGTTCATGGTCGACAGCACGGGTACAGCTCGTGTTGTGGGGATCTGGAACAGCTTCAGCTACAACGTCACCCTCGACGTGCAGCCGTCGTTCATTCTCGGCCGCTATTCGGCAGCCGAGCTGACCACGACCGGCGTCGAGCCCGTCGCGATCACCGCTCAAGGCTGGCGCGTCGTGGATCACGGTCCCATGAAGGAGGGCGGCATCACCTCCATCAAGGACCTCCTGTTCCAGGAGTACCTGCTTCTCCAGGTCTTCGACCGACAGACCAAGAAGTACGTCGCCAACATTCGAGGGTGCTTGCCGACAGGCTTCAGCTCGACGGTCAGCGCAAAGCAGCTTCAGGAGAATACCAACACGTACCTCGGTCTCCTGATGGACGACGAGAGCATCCAGAACAACGAGGCAGCCGACGCGGCGGACCTCCCCTAGTCTGAACCAACTTTGACTTGGGCCCCGGCCGCGAAAGCGTCCGGGGCTTTTTCTTTTTGAGGATCGATTCGGTATATAGAGACACACCACATTCCGACGTAGCTCCAAAGTAGAGCGGCCGGCTGTTAACCGGTTGGTTGGGGGTGCGAGTCCCTCCGTCGGAGCCAAGCACGATCCGGGATAGGTTAATTGGTAGACCGCTGCGCTCTGAACGCAGAAGCTCTAGGTTCGAGCCCTAGTCCCGGAACCAGAAGGATGAAGATGAACGAGACGAAGAACATCGGGTGGGTGACGACGAGTGCACCTGCCACCGCAAACCAAAACCCAGCTCACCACGTGGTGGGTCGGGTACGCGGCGTGGTTGGGGTCATGACGACCTCGACGGTGCACGACTGCGTCTACAAGACCGATGGCACCTGCCGCTTGTGCGGCTTCCATCGGCCGTAAGGGGCCAAATGCTAGACGACGATCATCTTATCCACGCCGAGGTGGTGGAACGGTAGACACGCTGGTCTCAGAAACCAGTGGACTCACGTCCGTGCGAGTTCGATTCTCGCCCTCGGCATTGTTCGAAGTGGCGGAATTGGTAGACGCACCGGATCGAGAGTCCGGCGCCGGCAACGGCGTGAGGGTTCGAGTCCCTCCTTCGACATCACATCCCTTGTGACGCGACGGGGTCGCGGGGCGCTTGTCGAGCGCTTGAGACGGGTTCGAGTCCCGTACGAGGGGCATGGTGTTGGTAGCTCAACTGGTTAGAGCGCCCGGCTGTGAACTGGGAGGCTGCGGGTTCGAACCCCGTCCATCACCCTTAATTTCTGCGGGCTAGATCAGTGGCCGATCAGGGGCCTCATAAGCCTTGGAGCCGGGTTCAATTCCCGGGCCCGCAACGCGCGTGTAGCTCAGTTGGACAGAGCGCCCGGCTACGAACCGGGAGGTCGGAGGTTCGAATCCTTCCATGCGCACCAAACCGCGAATAGCTCAGTGGAAGAGCACCTGGCCTACACCCAGGCTGTCGGAGGTTCGACCCCTTCTTCGCGGACTGTACCCGCTTGTAGCTCAAGGTAGAGCAGCCGCTCGATAGGCGGTCGGTTGGTGGTTCAAGTCCATCCAGGCGGATTGCTGGTGTAGCTCAGTTGGAAGAGCACTCCCTTCGTACGGCAGAGGCCGCGGGTTCGAATCCTGCCACCAGCTCCAGATTCGGTATATCAGGTAGTGAAGGCTTGTACTGTATGTAAGAAGAAGCAGGAGCTGGAGAAGTTCCACAAGAACCCTGGCACCCTCGACGGACGCGGATCACGCTGCAAGGTGTGCGACACTTCTGAGCGTCGCCGGATGCGGCGGGAGGTCAAGGCGAAGCTGGTGGAACACTTCGGCGGCGCCTGCACTCTTTGTGGGTACAACAAGTCGGTGGCAGCGATGGACTTTCACCACGTCGGCCAGAAGGACTTCGAGATCAGCCGAACCGGCACCTTCGAGAAGCTGCTGAAGGAAGCCCAGAAGTGCAAGCTTGTCTGCTCGAACTGCCACCGCGAATTGCACGAGATCGAACGCGAGACCTAATCTAGGAAGAACAGGACAGCACGACCATGGACAGCTACTACTATACGCGATTTTGCATCGGCTCACACGCCGGTCTAAACCGCTATGGCACGCGGGCGACGCTGTAAACGTCGCGCCCCTCGGGGCTGGCTGGGTTCAATTCCCAGGACCGGCATTCTCATCCCGGGGTAGCTTAGAAGGTCAGAGCGCTGGTCTGAAAAATCGGAGAGGTCGGTTCGATTCCGACTCCCGGGACAAAACGAAAAGCACATGGACACCATCCGCACCCAGATGTCGAGTACCGACGTGAGCCGCAGCGAAAGCTGGCGCAGCTCACGTTCGTGTAGCTCCATCTAGGGCGCGGTCTGGCTGACCAGGCGGGTCTCCAAAACCTGCCGACAGAGTTCGATCCTCTGGCGCCCTGTCACTCGGAGAGTGAACAGGGTCGTCGGGACCCTGGCCCGCTTGCTAAGCGGTGCGTACACCTAAGACGTGTATGGGGTTCGAATCCTCCGCTCTCCTCCCCGGAGAGTTAACCCAGGCGGCCCTGGGACCTGTTTCGAAAACAGTGGGCGTCCGCGCGAGCGGCGTGGGGATCGACACCTCAGCTCTCCTCCAAATTCTGCGTACGTGGCGCGAGAGGTTAGGCACACCGCTGCAACCGGTGTTCATGCTGGTTCGAGTCCAGCCGTACGCTTTTGTGATTCGGTATAGACCAGGCGGAGGACAACATGAACCTGGACACCATCGAATCGCTCAAAGAGCGTATCGCTCGCGGCAACCGCCGCTTCGCTCAGAAGACCCCGGCTCAGAAGCGCGTCGCCATCGCGCGCGACGTCATCAAGCAGATGAACCTGCGCCGTCTGAAGATCGACGGCATGTCGGGCTACCTGTCTTCGCGGCCGTTGCAGAAGGCAATCGCCAAGGTAAAGAACCTCGACGAGGTGCAGCTCTCCGACGCTCTCGAAGGTCTCACGTGCGGCGTGTGCGCCATCGGAGCGGCCTTCGTGTGCGCGGTCGACAAGCTCGACCAGCTCAAGCTCGGCGAGATCCTCGACGTCGACGGCTACGCTTCCCGCAGCGACATGCCGAT